CGTAAGAGTGAAATACGCGAATTCGCCCTTGAAAAGTGGGAATACGCCAAGGCACACATAACCTTTTCATTTTCAGGATAAGGCACGTGCACGCCATTGATTACTTTAAAACCCATACTCAGAAACCAACATTGAATAAGTTCTCGAGGCTCATAATGATCAGCGTGCGTGACCACTCCAATTTCCGACCATACGCCAGAAACGGTAGTAGCATTAAACCACGGTAACACTTCATCATCACAAGTCCAAGTATTATCATCTCCGTTCAAAGCCGCTTCCACATGTTTAATCATATCATCATAGCAAGGCTGTTCACCCGGAAACTGTTTTCTCCATAACATGATCCAAGCATAACAAAAGAATCGGAACAAAATCATTGTATTGTCCACAATAGTATTAGCTGAACCACTAGGATTACCAGTATTCTTAGTAAACAAATCACCTGCTGAAGCAACGATGATAGAATCGACAATTTCAACATATAATGCTGTCAACCGTCTATAATTTTCATCAGTTTGCTCATCATGTGAAAGGAACGAGAATCGAATATCAATTTGCCCATACATCGCTTCACGAAACAAAGAACTATCAAAAGCAGATTCATCCAACTCAAAAGCGTTCTTGTGCCGTGAAAGACGCTTGAACAAACGCTCCCATCCTTGTGAGAATTTTGAACATCCAACATACGACCATGTCTTGTTGTTGGAACCATAGAATTTTTGGTTCATATCCCAACACATACGATTAAGTGCTATAACATGCTCAACAGGGGACCCAGTAAAAGTCCGCAACTTGTTTAAAGCAAGTTTTTCCGAGCTCCTCAACTCATCCTTAACGTTGTTAGACCAAATACAAGGCGCGCGTATACCGCTCCCCAATTTAGTCCAATAAGCGTGCATATGGTCAAGAATCTCAGAATCATCAAGCGCTTTACCTTTAGAATTATAAAGCATAGTCCAAGGATATCCCGGTGATGTTTGCTTATCCAGCTCACCCACCGCATGCTCCTCATCAATTATGGAAGAATTTTTCATGAAAGCATCGAAATGCCTACACACCCAATCTAAAGACAGGTGCCAAGCACTTCGGTCCAACAGAGGTTGTTGGCGATTGTATTTTGCCACAGATAAGTACCCGGCATCATGATTACACACTGTACGCGCATAACCAGGCCATCGTGTACTGGGTAAAACACCATACTCACTCAAACAAAATTTGCGAAAGATACTATCAACACCATCAAACTCGCTATACGTGACCATTCGCTTGGTTCGTGTTTGCCACGCCAAGTTCATCAAGCCCGCACAGTTTCGAATCCAATAGTCTGAAGCACCCCCACTAGAAATGAAACCCCTCACCTTATTAGGGTAAGAAGTTATAAGATTCTGTAAATCAAAATCAACATTTAAAG